CCATGGACCCAAATGGCATCTCACTAGTCTTAGTATGCTTTGTACATTTTCTTCAGAAATAAACAACGTAGAAGAATGACTATCATTGGCATATTCCTTGTCATGACGGATGCAGTCAGATACAAATTTATTGACGGTATAGGGGTGCATCGGATCGTACTGGAACATTCCAGCTTCTTCAGATGGAACACCCTTAGTGACGTCATGAAGAAGGCACGCCGCAATTATGAGATCTCTTTCCTCCACACTTAGCGCGTAGGAGTCTGATATCACTTCTGCAACTCTAACAACTCTTTTAGTATGTAGCACATTACCACCAGGGCCATGTTCATCCGGTGGATGATATCTCCCGGAAAAACTAGATGGTATTTCCCAAAATGTACTAGCTTTTAGCAAAAGTGATCTGACAAATGATTTGATTCCTTCATCATCTATCTGTCCAATTTCTCCTAATAAGGGAGCCAAGTATTCATCTTCTTGAGTAATTTGATTACTTGTATCTTCTTTCAGAATATCATCTAAAATACTCTTACCCATTATTTCCATCCAATCCATTTAGAACATGCGTCATCGTGCGGACACTTTTTGCAGTAAGCTGTTAATCCTCTTCTTGGGACAAAAGTTTCCTTATGACACATTGTATCACACCAGTATTCCAAAGAGTCAATGTCTTCGGTACTAATTTCATATTCTATAAAATCTAAACTATTTGACATTAGATCAATATAACCAAAGTTAGTTTCATTAACTCGACTTGGATGACGAAGTTTAAATCCCATATACATAGCAGAGAAATCAACTTGATACATGTGTCTATGATTACTCTTATAATTAAAAAGAAGTTTTGTTACATAATTTTTATTATCTTTTCTAATTATTAAATCGAATTTGTCTACTATCTTAATTTCTTTGTTGATAATTGCTATATACTCTTCGGATATAGCTAGAGGAATCATATCTACGTCTGAATAAGTTTCGTGAAATGTAAGTAGTATGCTTGCTGCCTTTGTGGTCAAGCTAGCCATATTTCCATACATGCTCTCGTGTTGTTCGGTAGCTATATCGTAATGATCTACATTCTTTGGGAACCATAATTTTTCCCACCTATTTAACAGCGAGGCATAAGACGGACTAATGCCTGCTTGTTTTTTGAACCAAAAGAAATAAATAATATTCTTAATAGTTGATTCAAATTTAGCAGTATAAATATCTCTTGAATATACTTTTTCAGGAAGTTTATCACGATATCTAAAATCGTATAATCTTTCACAAGTTTGAAAATCTTTAATAGCTTCTACATTTAATTCTAGCATTAGTCAAAACCTTCTCCACTTAATAGTTCTTGAAGATCTGTTGATTCTGAGTATGATTGATCACTGATTACTTCATAATCTTCATAGATTTTTTTTGCATCATTATATCTTACTAGGGGCGGATCATACATGAATGCGGAACCAGTAATTCTATTCTTTGGTATCTGAAGCTGCATTATATTGTCATCTTCAGTCTCATCATTTGAGGCTAAACGTTTTTCTGTTATAAAGATTGTAACTGCGCACTTTTGTTGAATAGCTAAAGATCCACCAGTGTCAGATTGTTGAACAACTTCTCTTTTTTCTTTCATTCTGTTTGAGTTTTCTTGAGCAGTGATTATCATGGCGCAGTTCATATCTCTAGCAAGCTTTTCCAACCTAACCATCATTTCTTCAAACTCTCCCCATCTTGGCTTACCCTTGCCACTGCTACGAGTAAACATAGATTGGATAGTGTCGATAATAACTACATCTGGCATATCTCCAGTGTGGCCTATCAAATCTCTTAACCAAAATTCAAGATCTTCAAAATATGGAGTTTCAGGATCATGGCGGACCATCAATCTATCTCCCCACTCTTCAAGTTTTGATTTAAATTTAGCCAAATAAAACTGTTTCTTTTCTTCGCTCCATTTATGGGCTTCTGAATAAACATTTTCACCAATGATTTGAGTCATAAGAATTCTCTCCCAGTGACCCAAGGCTTCTTCAAAGTTTACGTATAAAACTCTATAGCCAGTATCTAGCCAATTATTAGCTAGGCACTTAGCGAAGGTACTCTTACCCTTGCCTGAGGGTGCGATAATTGCGTGTACAGCGCCCTTAAAGAATCCACCCTCATCTGTGTACCCCATAGCCCTATTAAGGGCTTTAAATTGAGTCGGCACAAAATCAGGTATGTCCAGCAAACGATCAGCTCTATTTAGAATGTCATTAGCTGTAGTCAATTTACTAAAAGGGTCATACTTAATTTGATTTTCAAGATCCTTAATTAAGGATGTCAAATCATTAATGCGATTAATATCTTCTTGTGATTTCAAACCTTTTTTGTTAATAAGTATTTGAAGTTCTTGAAGATTAAGAATTTGTTTACGCTTATTTGCTTTGTGCTTAATTAATTCAACGACTGATTCTTTTGTAGAAGAATCAAGACTAAGAATATAATCTATCATTATACCTACGCCGGAAGAACCACCAAGTGCGTCATAGATATCTGTCTCGCTAGACAGCCATGACTTAAAGGCTATTGGATCAACTATGTCTAAATTAGTTGCTCGATAAAAACCAAGAAGCGCACCATAGAATTCGTGGATTCCTTTTTCGCCATGAATCATACCAACTATATCTTGTGGAAGATTTTCGTCAAAATAGGATATCGCACCCTGCTCTTTTAAGCAAAGTGCGAATGCCTGGTATTCTAGTGGGGTTTCTTGTGATTCTTCTATTTCTTCAAGTGCCATCAATTTTTAGAGCCTTTTAGTTTGCGGTAAAGATTCTTTTTATACTCTGAATTTTTCTTTTTCATTTCCTGATAATAATTAGAAGTTGTAATACTTTGCTTATTATTATCTTTCTTGCTATCTGGACTACTCCTAATAGCTTCCAGCATCCTATTATACACGCTGACTTCAGTTAGAGAGTCGTTATAGCGAAAAACAATTAACGCAATTCCATTATCCTTGCACCATTGTGCTTTGATTATATCTCTTTTTTGTGCTTCTTCAAATTCATATTTTGATTCAAAAAATCTAGATGTGTAAAAGAAATGTTGACGGCCATGATATTCTGCAGCTATTCCATACGAGGGGCAATAAACATCTAATCGAAGTTTTTCGCCAATATGAAATTCATTAACCACGTCTTCTCCAGGCAAAAGCTTTTTCATTATCATTGTCAAAGCGGTTTGACCACGTGACATTTTCTTTTTAGAATCTTTTAACCAATTTAATCCAAGATAATTAATCTTTTTATTTATCTCAGATATTGGAACGTCAAGTTCTTTTGCTATTTGATTTATTGAATAATTAGTATCAAATAAAAGATCTACTAAAAATTCAATATCATCATCTTGTATTTTTTTATAATTATCTTTCATTGGTACTGTTATGAAATGCAGCCTTGCTCAATGACAAAGTTTTACCAGTATCAATTATGGATATGTTTAGATTATCCCACATCTTATTCATCAATGCTAAACCAAAGACACCACAATCTAGAAGGCAGTAGTCTACTTCGTTTTCCATTTCCGCCAATTGTGCATAAACACTATCTAACTTTTCGTGATAATTATTATATGGAACATTTATAATATGCGTATCAAATCCAAAGTGGCGTTGAGCCAACTTCTTATCATGGAGTGTAACGATAACTTTTGGAGTATTTCTAATATAGAAATCAATCACTGATTGATAAGCGTCTTTGTTATTTAGATAAAAGTATTCAAATACGTTTGAATAGTAATACTCAAAGTTTTTGTTTAATCCAATTTTAAAATGTCTTCCATTTTCAATATCAGAAACTAGGGTGTGTGAAATTGCTTTCATAATTCTCTTGTCATTATTTTTTAATGAGGAGATAATATTCTTAGCAAAGTTAGCTGGAAAAGGATTCTCGCTATTTTTGCTTAAGGCAACTATGGAAGACTTAGGAACATTAATGTAACTAAACTTTTCTTTTTTACCCATTGCCGAAGTAAGATTTCTAAGTGAATCTGTTGGATTAAGAAATGTCATTTTATCTCCTATTAAATTCCGAATGAACCCCAGTTAATCAAAACTGGTTTTTCATCTATGATTGAATTGATATGGTCTAATTGATGGAAAGCTCCACCGTCTAATTGTGAATATCTCTGATGCTTAGAAATTTTATCTTCATCTCTGATATAGCCAAGATGTTGCATTACGAGTTTAGAATCAACCCAATAATTTTTTCTAGCAATCATATCACCTACATAAGTAGGTTCAGATCCACACGCCAGCTGCCTATTATTGAACCCACCATTTTCTAAGTATCTAAATATTCTAGTACTATTATTTGGTGTCCATAGTTTATCAACTCTATACTGAGTTTCATTCCACATATGATAGAAGCGGACATTTACTACATCAAAAGGCGATGTATTTAAAACATCTCTAATTGGCGCATCATCTAAATGATAAAGCTTTTCATCGCAGTCAATAGCTACGACCCAATCTCCAACACTAGCAAATTTCTCTAGATTACCCCAGGCGAAGGCTCTTAATTTTCCTTCGTGAACATTAAAAAGTTGTTCAGGTGTTTGAAAAACTTCAGCGTACTTTGCTGCTATTTCAGGAGTATTATCAGTTGAACAATCATCTGTAAATATTATTTTATCAACTTGAGTTGACAGTCTTTGCAAAACATCTTCCAAAAATCTAGAAGACTCATTTCTACCAATCATTTGTGCAATGATCATTTTTTTTTCTTCCTTAGCTTTAAATGAGATTGAGGGGGTTTTACCCCCCTCAATTTCTGTCCAATAATTACTTAGAGACTTTATTGACGAAGGTCAGTCGACCATCTGTTCACGAGCCTCAACAGCCGAAATTCGCTCAGTCTCTACTTCTCTGTAGAGCATCTCTCCAAGAGTTGAACGACGATTGCTCGAACTTGTTGCAATCTTCTCTGCGTCTGTTTTGTTGTTAGCCTTCACGAGCGAAGTTGTCGTCACTGTGAAATACTTGAACTTGTTATCTGACATTGGTATTACCTTTCATTAATTTGATGGATAATTGGTTGCGATATATTCTATCGCATCTTGCATTGTTGATGCAAGTTTTGTTGCCATATATTTTAAGTAAACTCTGTTTTTATTAGAGTCGCAGCAGAAGACTACTGCTGGCTGATTATTGAATTTAGCCCAAGCCAATTCAAAGTCAGTTCCTATATATGCGCGATCTTGTAACATGTATTCTACCAGAATAATATCTGCTCTGCGTTGCATAAACAAATTTTTTTCAACAATTTCTTCTGGTGTTTCATATGTTTTATCTACGATAGTAGTTGGATCTAATACGTCATAGCCTGCAAGATGCAGTGCTCTAGTCGCTGACTTACGCCAAAAGCGTCCATAGTCTTCAACGCCTTCAATTGCTCCAGAAAGAAATACTTTAAGCGGCATATACTAATCCTGGCCAATAGTATTCTAAATCATTTGGTTCGTCAAAATATTGTGAATAATATCCAAAGTCTTTACGAAGAAGATTTGATCTATGAGATCTATGGAATTCTTCACTCCCAAACCAAGCCGGCATTACTACACTGCCTGGATCTATCTCTTCATACTGCATATTATTCTTATATCCCCTATTGACCCATTCTCGAATAGTTATATTTTGATATAACTTTAAAGCAGATTCATAACCAGTCCACATCAATGTTACTGGATGATTTCTCCAGCCTTTTGTAGGTGTTCTTTCTAGGAGTATATTTAGCACTTGGAATGTTTCAACACGTTGCTTTCCAAGACGACGATAATCTAATACTTCTACAGATTTTTGAAAGTCTGCATATGGTAGAAATGTCTGCACTTTAGTCCTTTTTAAATTCGGTGAATGTTTTGTCGCCTACGCCAAAGTATTCTCTAGCAAGACCAGATGCTATTATAGCATCATTTAGGCACTCTCCGGCTTGATTCCATACTCTTGCTAGCACTCTTCCATACTTTTCATTCTTGTCAATAATAGTTTCTATCTTAACCTTATGGCTAGCGGCTGTTAACCATTGATCAGTAAATTCTTTTGCTGCTAAGCCCATTTTCTTTTCTTCGAGATTCGTAGTGCGACTCTCGGGAGTATTTACTCCATAAAGACGAACTCTACCCTTTTTCAGGGTGTCAAATCCTAAGTCAATAACAATATCAAATGTATCGCCATCAACAACTTTTTTTACTTCTGCGTTATATATCCATGGATTTAATTTATCTGACATTTTAATCTCTTTCTATTCCAATGTAGTCGCATGCTTTGCGAAATATTGCTTGACTTTCTTTGAATTTAGAATCCGCTTCTCCACCAACCGGCGAAGATTTGTGCCAGCTATGGCCAATGGAAACAGTTCCATCATACACCACATTATAGCCTAGATGTCTTGCAAAATATGAACACCACGTCTCTTCGTAATAGTGGGGAGTGGGGAGGAATGCGCCTGTTGCTCCAGGATACATCTCTTGATACTTAGGATGATTTGTTAATGTGTCCCAAACTTCTCTGCGGATAAAGTAGGCTGAGCCTGAAACTGTGACACAAGGAACTCTATCTTTATAGAGCTGGTCGTCAAAATCACTTTGTCTCCAACCACGATGAGCTGGAGCTGTATTGGTGCCAACAATTCCCGCATGCGTTATTAATCCATTTTCATCTCTTTGCTTAGGACCAAGAATATGAATATCTGGATTCTCATCAAAAATTTGTTGAGCTCTTACCATCGACGCACTAGTCATCCATACGTCTGCATTTAACAGTGCGATTATATCGGATGATCCTTCTCCAGCTAATTGATTGCAGGCTCCAGAGTATCCTATATTGTCATTATCATAGAATTTATTAATTCTATATCTTTGATAATTATATTTCAACCAATCAACACTATCATCTTGTGAGCCGTTATCTGCTATGTATAGATTCCAGACCTTAGCAGTCTCATGCAAATCGCTATGAAGGCAATCTAAAAATCTATTCAGTAGTGATCTTGTATTGTAGTTAATTACGCAGAGGTCTATCAATTTATTTCTCCAAATTCAATTACCGCATCAAAAGCGGATGTAGGACTTAATCCGAATTCTACTAAGGATAGGAATTCTTGTTCTATATCAAACAATATATCAGAGTCATAAAACTCTTTTAATCTATTTTTATATTGATATACAGTTGGATCTTTTTTCTTGGGCTTTAAAGAATTCATAGATTTATTTCTAGCAATCGAAACACCCAATAAGAAAGAGCTAATTAAGAAAGTAATTTTACCATTCTTCATATTCATCATCTGATTCATCATAGTGATTTTCATTAGCTTGAAATCTTATGTGATCTGCTATTTCCCTAAATGAATCTGAATGTTCATCTTGATGTTCAGTTGCTAAATAATCATATGTTTCGGCTATGTGCATAGCTAATTCATGATTGATGACGATTGCAGTTTCGCCTACATTTAGTTTAACTGAGATTTTCTTCTTACTCATTTTCTTCCTTGTCATTACTTTCTTGCTCATTACTTACTTTGTATAAACAGATATTATCAGTGTCTGGTTCAAATGTTACGAAAAATATGTTCTTATCTTCTAATGACATCCCTTCGGGGGGAGGGCTATCAAGTGCTATTTTCTTAGATGAACATCCGTAAACTTGACTATGATTTTTATATACTACCATATAATTTAGTTTAGCCGCTGGCATTATTAACCTCGAATACATTGATTGAACATTCTGATAAAAATTTCTTTACATTATCCCAATCCTTATAGGATTCATCATATATGTAATAGACATTTTTTATTGTTGAATTAGCTATTAGTTTAGCGCAAGAAAAACATGGAGGACCATTTATATATATGTTTTCTGGTCTACTAGAATAATCCGAATGGAGAAGAGCATTAGCTTCAGCGTGAACTGCTATGCAGTTATCATAATTTGATCCACTAGGTGACTTCTCAGCTAATCTAGGGCATCCACCGTCTTCACAGTGCTGCTTTCCCTTAGGTCCACCGTTATATCCGACTCCGACTATGTGCCCCTGTGTATCTACTAGGACAGCTGAATATTTTCTTTTTCCACAAGTAGAAAAAATATTAGCCACGGAAATACACATCTGCATGTATTGGGTATCTTTTCTTGTAACTGTCATAGAACTAATATAGCTGCTATCGCTGAAGCTAGTATGGATATGGCAATTATTATTTTTCTATTCTTTGTATTAGTTGCAGATTGAGACATAGAATGCATCGTAAATGCCCAATTAATAAATACTACAAATAGAATTACTCTAATTGCATCTACTATCATGATACACCAGTCAACAAAGGTATCGATACAGGAAATTTATCAATAATTAAATCTTTGACAGCGCGGGCGTAGTCTTGGATCTCTTTCTGAGAGTCTTCTTCAAGGCGTTGGTTAAGGAATAGGGCTACTGATTGTAGGCTGCATGACCATCTGTATATGACATACATGCCGTATGCCGGGAGAAACAATCTTGCCTGTTCAGCTGCCACACCATTTTGCATGGCCATGTTGTAAAGAGCTTCACCCTGCTGGATGTAATCTTCCAATTGCTGAGACAGCAATGTTCCAGTCCAGGGATCAAGAGGTCCTCCAGACCCCTGCTTCTTATTGTCTGGTGCCAGTCTCCACTCTTCTTTTAAGGGAATATAAAATTCAGGCTCAGAAGTTACATATCTTCTACTAGATTCATTCCAAGAATCCATAGTATGATCTGAACCAATTACATACTTCCAATGTTGGCGAGCAACCATCAATGGTGCCTTAAATTCAAATGTCATAAACGCATGTCTGAAAGGCGACATATGATTTTCTCTCGCTAAATAATCAATCAATCTTGCATCGGCCGCTGATAGTTCAGTTGATTCTTTTGCAAAAGATGCTCGTGCGGCGTTTGCCACACTAAGATCCGAACCCATTATATCAACTAATCTTACATAACCTTTGTCTAAAACTTTTTTAATGGAGGGTTCATTAACTGAATCATATTCCATTTTCATCTCCTTCATCGTCTATGTCTAAATCAGAGTAATATTCTATCATACATTCGTTAAAGTCTTCAGATATTTTATAGAGTGAAGACAATAAACTACTGTAAATGTTATCTCCATTAGTTATTAATTGTTCTTCTCCATCAACTGAATTTATTAAAACTTCAGATATATGACTCATAGCATCTGATAGCGATTGCTGGATTAAAAGGAGTTCCTTTAATCCAAGCTTTACATCTTTTTCAAAATGATCTGACATATCTTTTAATTCATCTGAACTAACAATTTCAGTAAATATCTTTTCAAAATCTTCATTGTCAAAGTCTTCTTTTTCAGGCATGGTATTTGTCACTTAATCGGACAAGCTCCGCCTTCACACTCAAGGCTATCTAATAAATCTATATTGCTTGAGTCGGCAAAATTGATTCCATCTTTAATTTTTGACTTTAGCTTATTATATGTATCCAATGTAATTTCTTCATATGGAGCCATAATAAAACCATGATCACTATGAAGAAGGAATGAAACTGACTTTACCTTATTTTTATAGTTCTTTTTCATCCACTCTTGAATTTCGGGAAGCTCTTCTTTACGATAATATACCGTAACACTTACATTATTGTCTGCCCAACTTGTTTGGGCACGAACTACCCATTCTAGTTGCTCTATAGCAGTCAGTTCCTTTGCCAGGGTAGCGTGTTCGGGCGTTTCACATGGGAACTCCACTACACAAATTGTATGATTTTCCTTGCCATCTAGCCCAATATCGTATTGAACTTTATGACCTTTTTCTCTACAATAATTAACCAATGGATCATTGCTTCCCATGCGTACACGGCGAATATAATATTGCGCGTACGCAGGATGAATGCCGGGAGTAACTCCAGCTAGAAGACTTAATGTTCCACTAGGCTTAACCGTTGTTAATTTAATTGATTTATTAATTTTAATTTCATTTGACCACTTTTCGTCAACAGCTTTAAGATTTTTATAAGCGTCGTCAACCCAAGACAATTGTTCTTCCGTGGCTTGGAGCCAGCCAGTAATGCCTTGACCTAATCTTCTATTTCGCTCAATTACATCTCGGCTCTTTTTGTATGGGTAAGCCAATGTTGTAATAGCTTTTTGCGTCTTATAGAGAAGTGCACTAACATCAAATAGTTCTTCTTTAGAAGAAATATTAGGTAAGAAAATCTCAGCTAAGTTACAAGGCTCGCCGTCTTCTAGGCCAATTTCTCCACATGGATTAGTTCCAATAACTTTATTGTCATTGACCTTTTCGCCAAGTCTACCATTCTTGCGAATTAAATTACGGTTGATCAAACCATACGGCTCACCAGATCCATCATAACCCTTCCAGAATTCATCAATTATTTCGTCATATGAATCTGCGTAGATTGAGTTATTAGAGTTTGCACGCCAAGCTGGGATATCTCCCTTGCCCCAATTCTTAGCCTTTAAGAAGAGGAAGTCATCAGGATCTCCAATGGCGATTTGAGCAGAACGGCGAGCAGAGCCAGCTACTACTATTTTGCCTATTATGTTAGCGATATCTAGGGCATCGATGGAACGAATTTTCTTTCCAACTCTAGCATTAAGAATGTCGCATATATTTAGAATTCCCTCAATCAGAACTTCAGGGCCTGATGCTGTTCCCCCAAATGTCTTGAGAGTTGCGCCATATCCACGAACTAGAATAGTGCTATAAGTAAAAGATTCTCCAGTTTCAAAGTAACTCTTAAGAACTTTACCAAGCAGAGCTGACCAACCATTGCGTGAATCACCTACAATAAAGTCAGCATCGTTAGTTTTTTCATGGCGAACATATCCCACATTTTGTACTTTAGGGAAATCGTGGACGCTAGCTCTTTCGACTGTAAAACCGACTCCACCGCCAACCATTAAATGATCCATTAGGAATTGAAAATCTTCAACCTTTGAGATTGTTGTCATCCAACAGTTCACTAAAGAAACACCACTCATTTTTTCCACCAAGGGTGTCCCTAATTGCCACAAGCAGCGCCCAGCAAAAATACCCTTAAGGTTAAAGATGTAATCAAATAATCTTTCGGCTTCTTCTTTCGTGTAATTCGCCCCAATTGCTTGTGCACCGTTAATACAGCGTTCGATTGTTTCATGCCAGTATTCTTTGCGACCAAGGGATTCAATATCTCTTGAATAAGTTCTGCGATAGACTATTTCCCCTAAACCATTAAAGCCCCAAGGTGCTTTTTTATCTGCGTATGAATTAACGAATTCTTTTGAAAGAATAATATTTTCCATTTGTTATGCTCCTATTTTATTTTCTATTTTTCTTATGTATTTAGGGTTTATTTTAGCTATCTCTGTTGATTTTATCTTGCATATTTGATCTAATGTATACACTTTGTGTATTTGCTTTTCAAAAAAGTATCCACTTCGCCAATTGAATACTTTATTTACAAATACTTTATGATTTACAAACATATTACATATTACTGCTCCACCATAGGCTTTGACAATATTCTTAAATTTATTTTCAATATCCTCACGATTACTATCGTTTATGCAGTCGTGACTTACTGCTGACTCATATAGCCAGTTATAAGCCTGCCTAGTCATTGGTGCTATATCAATTGGCTCTACAATACCAAGGGTTATTATTTTATTTCTATTCTTAGATATTTCGAGATCTTCTTTTAGAACATCTATAAATATCTTAAACCAATCATCTCTGTAGAACTGTTTCCACGCAGTACACCAAAATAATAGATTACTAGGCGGGTCTGGTATGGGCGTATTTTCCACTAGAGGAAGTATAGTAGCGCAAGCTACTGCTCGTTTAATGTGGTCTTTTGCTTCAGTTTCGTTACTAAATTTGTTCATTGAGTTTTTCCACAGAGCAGCTATGTGTTCTGACCAATTTATATCTGCTATGTACAGTTTCAAGTACTTTTCTGCAACAGAAAGTGGAAGGCTATTGCTACTAATGGCTTCTTCTATTTCTTTCATTGACATTTAGAATCCTTCATAAAATTGGATAAACACACTAAAAGGTATAAAAGGCTGGCATGAATAAGACAACCCCGCCATTAAGGCGGGGCTGCTTATAGTATTTACTTCCTGCATACACATCATTATAGCATGTGTTACTGGAGACTTGTATGAGATTACGGATTATTTGATTGTTGCTGCACTTTCGGGATCGCCAACTTTTGTTGCAACGAGACCTTTAACGACACTTATTGCAGCTGCAACTGCGGCTGTAGCTGCTGCCTTAATTTCATCAACGCCACCTACCGTGTATACAGCGATAAAAGCTTGCGCTGCTGTCCAAATAGCTCTTTCTAAAATATCTTTTTGTAATTTATTCATAGTACCTACCTTCGGAAAAATTCTTTCTAATTAGCTTCTCTATAAGAAGATGAAAAGTTAAACCTAACCACACTCCTGTGAATATACTTCCTGTTATTTTATTCTCTGTATGTCTCCAAAAAGCTCTAGTTAACGTTTCGATCTTTTTGGACTTTATAGCATATATATCATACGCTATAATACCAAAGGCTAAACCGCCCCAAGCTATAACCCCACTTTTTTTATCATCTTTCTCTAAGATGATCGGGGTGCCAAACACTTTAGAGGGCTTTCGCAGAAGCGACTCCGTTGAATTCCTTAACCTTTTCACGACCATAATCTCCAGTAGTATTTGCTTGACCGTAACCACTAGTAAACACCACGGTACTAGGAACACCCTTGAATTCATTTGGTTGGAAGAACCCGAAAGATGAGGGGG